TTTTACTTGTCTTGGGTCAAGGTAATGTTCAAACTGTTTCTTTATTTGTTGTCTTAGTTTGTATTGAGTTCTAAAGTTTAAATAGAATTGTTGAGTAGCTAAAAGTGTCATACTTGTCATACTCCAAGTTACATCAATTAAAAATCCTCGTAATATAAAATAATAACCTAACCCAGCTATCGATAGTATAAGTGTACCGGCAGACAGTAACCCCATGGTTATACCAAAACGATTTATTACAAATGCTGTTAATAGTCCTGAAATGCATAATATTAATAACTCCAAAAATAATCTATAGTCTGGTATGAACGGAGAGTTAATCAAAATACTTTCTGCAAGGGCAGACTGTATCTTGTGAGGCTCTAATAGCCCATTTGGTGTAGCTAAAGTAGGCATTACCCCCTCTGCAGTAACACCTACAAATACAAACTTACCTTCAACACTCATTTCAGATAATGTAGTTTGTGGTGTATCAACCCAACTAATCCATTTTCTACCGAGACTATCTGTAGTTATAGGATTAAGACCACGAACTCTAATTTGCTCTACACCATTATCATTTGTTTTTATCTGGTAAGTGTTAGCACCTACTAAAGTTTTTAATACTTCAGTTCCAAAAGAAGCTACCCAACCTTCTGGAGTTTTTTGTAATAAAGGTATTCTTCTTACAAGATTATCTACATCTACAGGAGCAGATACAGCACCTTGAGCTGATACCTCTTGAAGCTCTGGTATATTTTGTAAAAACCCTTTTGCTTTTGGTAAATTTACATCTGGTCCAAGTATAACAGTACCATGAGTTTTAGGATATTTTCCATTGTCGAACTCTGGCATAGCTAGTACACTAGGAGCATAAGAAAGAGATTGTTTAAAAACTTCGTCTCCTCCAAACCTATCTGATTGTGGAAATAATATAACCCAACCTACACCTAAAGCACCTTTGTTTAGTAAGTCTATTTGTATTTCTGCTAAGTCTTGTCTAGGAAAAGGATAACCACCTCTTGCTTGTACATCTTCTTCTGTAATATTTAAGATTACAAAGTTACCAGAAGGTTCTGGTGTTTGTACAAAAGCATCAAAGGTTTTTAACCTCATTACCTCTAGTGGTGTAACATTAAATAATAAAGGTAATGTTAATAATCCTAGTAATAAACTAGCCCACTTCATTATTACATTAACCTCGCATCTAAGTTAGCCTCTATATGATTATGTATATCATCTAGTTTAGATGTACACTCTCTAACTAAAGAAGTTAGTATTGCATATTCTTCATTTGAAAAATATGGTTTAAGTTTTGATATATCTGTTGATATTCTTTCCGTTACTAATTTACCAGTTCTATCATATAATAGAGTGTATTGTAATAATTTTGCTTCTTGTTTTTTCATTTTATAAAATATAAGTTAATATGTTTTTAAATAAGAAAGATAATCCAACTGCATTTAAAATAATTAATGCTCTATCTTTCCACAGTAATCCAACACACAGCCAACCTGAAACTCCTATAATAGATAATATTAAATCTATTAGCTGCATACCCTCTATTCCTCTCATAGACATGGCACAAACTATGATAAAACTAGATATCCACTTAATATACCAAGCAGAATCTTTTTCATTTCTATTCATTAATATCACTAAAAGTTATGTTGTCTTGTCTTCCTCTTAAACCTGCTTTCATATATGTTGTTGCTCTACCTTCAAAGAAGTTTTGATGTTCAACACCCATAACTTCATCAATCCAACCAAGTGGATTTTCTCTTTGGTCATAATTTGTTTTAAGACCAAGTTGTAATAGTCTTCTATCGGCTATGTATCTGTTGTAAGCATACATATCTTTCTTTGTTAATCCTTGTAAGTCCCCCATCTCAAACACAAGGTCTAAAAATTTATCTTCAAGAGTAACCATCTGTCTGCAAATTTCATAAAGTTCTTTCTTAAAATCATCTGTCCATATTTCTATGTTTTCTTTTATAAATTCTCTAAAGAGTTTAGTCATAGCTTCGACATGCATTGATTCATCTCTAATACTATAAGTAACTATCTGACCCATGCCTTTCATCTTACCGAATCTTGGAAAGTTTAACAAGATTGCAAAGCTACTAAACAATTGTAGTCCTTCTGTAAAAGCAGAATATACAGCAAGAGTTTTTGCTATTGTTTCTTTTTTAGCTTTGCTAGGTTTAAAGTTACCAACATAGTCATGCTTGTCTGCCATTTCTTCATAGTCAGCAAAAGCTTTATACTCTATGTCTGGCATACCTACTGTATCAAGTAGTAAGCTGTAGGCATGTTGATGTATTGATTCCATGTTAGCAAAAGATGACATCATCATTCTTGCCTCTGGCTTTTTAAATATAGGCATATATTTATCTATATATCCTGAAGCTACATCTACATCTGATTGAGTAAACAATCTAAATATTTGTGTAAGTAAATTTTTTTCTTTGTCTGTTAAATCTTGCCAATCTTTTACATCTGTATGTAATGGTACAGACTCTGGCATCCAATGCATTTGATTTTGTAATACATAGTAATCAAACATCCATGGATATTCAAATGGTTTATAATAATCTCTATTGCCCAACAAACTCATATCTTTTCTCCTTTAATATTTCTAAGCGTTCTGTTGCCTCTGCATACTCTTCAAATAATTTAGCTACAGTATCTACTGTATTAGGATGGTCAGCTACACCAACACACTCTCTAAAATACATTTGAATATTACATAAAGCTTCTGATTGTTCAGCTTTATATTTATCATACAAAGCATCATATAGTTTTTCTTTTATCATATTACCCCTCACAGGCTATACATTCCACATCATCTAACTTGATTCTTGGAACTTTAATGTTTACATTCTCTACATTTCTAGCTGCGTTAGACCTAAAATAGTAAAGTGATTTTAATTTATTCATACCATACCAATGAACATCATTAACATATTGCATATATTCATCATGTATACTTTGACCTTCAGTTGCTTTTGGTAAAGTAAAAAATAAATTTACAGATTGTGCTTGACATATAAACTGTTGTCTTTGATATGCATGTTCAACAACCCATATTTGATTTATTTCATTTGCTGTTTTAAATACTTCTTTTTCTTCATTTGTAAGAATATCTAAATGTTGTACTGAACCATCTTTACCTGCTATATCTTTCCAAATATTTTCTAGCTCTTTAATTTTTAAACCTTTAGACTTTAAAATCTTTTCAAGAAATTTGTTCTTAACTTGATAGCTCCCTGATAAAGTTTTATGAGTATAGCAGTTAGCTCTGTAAGGCTCAATACTAGGAGAAGTGCCACTACATATAATCCCACTACTAGCATTAGGAGCAACAGCCATGAGATTAGCATTTCTCCTACCTGAACCATGTATGTCAGGAGCTTCGCCCCTTTCGATAGCCAACTCTTTAGTTGCTGCATTTGCTTTTGATTTAATGTATGTGAAAGCTGTGTGGTTAAATCCAGTTGCGAAAATACCCTCGAAAGGTATGTTCCTAGATTGTAGATATGCATGAAAACCCATTGCACCCAAACCGAGACTTCTTTCTCTATATGCCGAATAGGCAGATTTAGTATATCCTTCTTTACCTTCTCTAACATAGTTTTGAAAGCGTTTAAAATTTGCATTATATCCTCCTAGTTGTGATGTATCTATAGCATTTTCTATGTAATGTTCTATAACATTATCAAGCATTGTTATTAAATCTGATATAAAATTATCATTTTTTGACCAGTCATCAAAGTGTTCTAAATTTACAGATGATAAACAACAAACTGCAGTTCTTTCTTCATCCGTAGGTAATGTTATTTCAGAACATAAATTACTTTGTTTAATTTCAAGACCTAAATCTTTTTGTTGTTTAGGTAAATATTTATTACAAGTATCTATGTTTATCATATATGGTTCGCCTGTCTCAGCTCTAGCATGTATAATCTGCCACCATAAATCTCTAGCGTTTATAATCTTAACAGCTTCTTGAGTTTTAGGGTCAATTAATCTCCAGTCCTCGTCATTTTTTACAGCTTCTAAAAATGAATTTGTTATGTTTACTCCATTGTGTAAATTTAAACATTTACGATTTATATCTCCACCAGATTCTTTACGCATATTTATAAACTCTTCAATCTCAGGATGACTTATATCCATATATGCTGCATAAGAACCTCTTCTAGTAGTGCCTTGATTAAAGGCTAACATTTGGGAATCTACCACATGCATGAATGGAATTGAACCAGTAGAACGACTGCCATGAGCAGTAGAAATACCGTTGCTCCTAATATCGCCCCAATATCCACCAATGCCTCCACCTGAACTTGCCAACCAAATGTTTTCATCGTAGTGATTAGATAAACCACTGCGACTGTCAGGAACATAATTAAGGAAACAAGAGATAGGTAACCCACGACTTGTTCCCCCGTTACTAAGTATAGGAGTGCTAAACATGAACCAACGAGAGGAACTGTAGTTGTAAAGTCTTTGAGCCAGTTCAAAATCTGTCTCCCCTTTGTAAGTAGCCCCGAAAACCGAGGCTCTTGCGAATGCTTCTTGTGCATGTGTTTCTCCTTCCCAGAAGTATCTATCTCTGAGTGTATCTAGACTAAATTTATCAAATTCTTTTTCTTTATTATAGTCTATTTCAATTCCTAAGTAAGGCTTAGTTCCTATTTTATCATCAACCATTATTTATTCTCCAAGTCATGGACATGTAACATAATTATACCATAATGTAACATTTTTAATAAATCTTTTTTATTTTTCCCTTCTTTGTTTCCATATCTTTTAGCATACTTCATAATGTTTCCAATACAAAATCCTTCTCCATGTCCTGCATCTACAATAACATCTGTTGCTTGATACTTATCCGAAGCATAATGTTGTCCGTATGTATCGTATATATATTTTTTTAATTCTACTAATAATTTATCTTCATTAAATTTATATTTCATTTCCATCCCTTTGGTAAAGTGTCTTCATTATACCATATAAAATTGTTTTTGTCAGCCCATTCTGCATGACTTCTTTTAGTTCCATCCTTTCTTCTTTTTGCTTGTGGCATAGGAGAGTATGGACTAGAAAATAAAAACACTAATTCTTGATTAGGTTTTAAAGCTTTTCTAATCCAAACATATTTATTGTATTCTTGATAATCCCAAAATCTACCTTTTGCTTCTAGTAAATATTCTTTATTACCAATAGTTTTTACAAAGTCTGGCTCATACTCATGTTCTACTATGTAAGAAACTTTATCAGAATGATGTTGCCAATCTTTTAAAATTGTAGTGTGCAGTTTATGTTCCCATTTAGAATCATATCCTTTAGGTACATCTTTTTCTTTTGGTCTTATTTTCCTAGGCTTTCTATATCCTGCCATGTAATATCCTGTAACTTTTTATTAGATTTTTTAATTCTTTGTGTAAACCATCTAGGTGTGTAAGCAGAAAGCATAATTTTTTTATTAATATATACATGTGTTTGTTCTGGTAAATATTTTTTAATATTTTTTACAGATAATTTTTTTTGCTCTTCTTCTACTAACATAGTTTTCAACCAATCAACAACTAAATTATTTGCTTTTACCCTTATTTGTTTTGCTTTTCTTCCGTTCATAATACTGTTGAGTCATAATTTTTAACAAGCTTCCAATAATTTAGTAAGCTGTTAAACATTTCTTTGTGTTTATAATGTGTATCTTTATCCCACACATGAGTTAAAACTAACTCTGTATCTGCTCTGTCAACAAATATAGATATTCTTTCAGGCTCTTCTATATTACAACCTTGTGCATAAGCTGACAGTTGCATACCATGTTCATCATATACTAAACGAGCAGAGTCTTTTCCTTTTAAATTATCTTTAGTTTTAAAGTCTATAAATATACCGGACTTAGAATATAAATCTATCTTACCACCATATCCTTCGTTAGCACAAAAAGAATCTTCTGCTATCCATTCTTCATTAGGATAGTTTGCATCTAACCAAGACTTAATAACTTTGTAAGGTTTTGTTTTAGCTCCACCTAAAAATCCTTTTTCTATTTGTGCATGTATTTTTGTACCTTGTTTTGCAGCATTCATTCCTACTTCTCTACCTGCATTTTTACATTTGTTTATGTACTCTGGGTCATCTTGTTTTATATTTAGAGAAGCTTCTAAAGCTTGTGTAATCTTCCAATTTTCTAGTGAAGGTTTGGCTGCGATACCTATGATGGTAGTAACTGAAGGAACAAAACCTTCTTTTTTAGCATCACGAAGAGTAGTGTTTCTTTCTTTACCATTTGCACCTATAATAGTATACATAGGTTTACCATTATGGTCATACCAATGACCTGCTTCTGATTTATAATTACTCATCTTTTAAATCCTCAAATGTTTTATATACATCAGATGTAAATAATTTTTGTATATTTACTAACCACATTCTACTTGCATTGTGGTCTCCACCACTTACAGATTTTTTAAAATCTAATTTATCTATTAGTTGTTTTAGTTTTGGTACATCAAATATAAATGTACAGAATATATCATCGCCAATACAAAGATTGTGAAACCAGTAGTCAGCTTCTGTTACTGCTATACCAGAAGGTTTACCATATGATTGGTATTCAATACATATGTTACCTGTTTTCATCCACATACCTCTTTCAGATTTTACTTCTATTTTTTTATCAGTAAGCATATCTGCTATTTTATCTTCTCTTATTTGACCATATTTTAAATCAAGGTCAAACTTTTTCATATCTTTTTTAATGGGTTTCATACCAACTGTCTCCTATTTTGTATTCGCCATCTAAAGGACAACGCATTTTATAATATTCACTTGCATCTTTTATAGCTTGAACTCCTGCTCTACCTACATAATCTGCTTGAGATTCTTTCACTTCTATTTGCCATTCATCATGAATGTTAGCAACTATTTTAGCATCAATAGTATTTAATTTCAAGTTTAAATCTAATAATGTTAATGCTTTTTTCATTACGATAGCACCACCACCTTGTAATAAACTATTAAGTGCAGCGTGTCTATGTCTAATTAATATCTTTCTTCCATCTAAACCTTTTAAGTATTTCTTTTGCGAAGCTCTATCAACTCGTTGTTTAAGAGTTCTAAGTGTTGGTAGACTAGCAAGAAAGCGTTCTCGCAGTTGTTTACCTGCATCCCTGCTTCCCTTAATGATTCTTCCAATCTTTTCATCTCCAGCTCCGTAAACGAGTGCATAGATGAAAGTTTTCGCCTCATCTCTTGATTTAAGTCCAGCAAATCTTTGGTTAGTTGTATGAATGTCTCCGTTAATAATTTCATTTATATACTCCTCGTCAGCCATATAGTGTGCTAACATTCTTAATTCTAGTCCACTTGCATCTATACCTACAAGTTTATATCCTTCTGGAACAGTCCAACAAGACCTACATTCTTTACCATAAGGACTGTATACTGCAGGTACTTGTGCCATGTTAGGATTTCTATGAGCCATTCTACCAGTAATAGCTCCAGTGCATATAACTGAACCATGAACTCTATTATCTTTTTTATCTACAGCATCTATCCAAGAATGAACCTGTGCTAATCTTTTTTGATACAACAAAAAGTCTGCTATAAGTTGAGCTTCTTTAATGTGTGTAATCTTTTTGAGTGTAGTCTCATCTACAATAGCTTGACCAGTTGGAGTAAATTTATTTGGTTTCCAACCTAACTCTTGAAGTCTTTGACCTATCTGCTTTCTTGAACCTAAATTAAACTCTTGAAGAGTTTTTCTCATAAAAGGTTTATGCTCAAGCGTACCCTTTATTATATCGTTGTACTCTTGTTCTGTCAATCCCTGTTTAGAAAGTTGCCCATCTTTTTTTAATTTAGGTGTAATTATTTTATCATCAATCCAGATAGGCTTAAATGTTTCGTGTACTTTGTCCTCTGTTTCTTTTAATTTAGAGCTTAATTCAGATGTAAGTAACATTGCTTTTTCATCATCAAATAAGAATCCATTTTGTTTTTGTTCTTCTAACAAATATGTAACTTTGTGTTCTAAATCTATTGATTCTTTTGAAAATCCGATAGATTCTTTTTTTAAATAATTAAATAATTTAAAGTTTATACTTACATCTCGTTGACAATAAGATAACATATCCTCGTTGTACGAGTCCCATTCAGGAGATTCTTTTTTAGGTATACCTAACTTATATCCCCATTTAGCTATGCTATGTCCTCCCTCTCTGTTGGGATTAAATAATCTAGATAGAACTAAAGTATCTACAACTTTGTCATGATGATATAAATCCACACCTTTTAATTTTTTAATTACAGGTATATCAAATCCTATAATATTGTGTCCAATAATTTTGTCTGCACTTTTTAATAATTGTATTCCTTCATCAATTTTATCTTCAGGATAATTATAAAACTTACCTTTGTCATCTATGGCTACAATACACCATATGACTGTAGGATTTAATCCGTCTGTTTCTATATCAAATACTAACTGCATTTTCTTCTACCTCAAATTCTGATATATCTTCCTCTGATAATCTGCCTGTGTCTTTATCATAAACTAATGAACTGGCTAATCCTACATCTCCTGTGTATCTAGATTTTAATACACGAAGCTTTGTTGTTCTTGCTTCAAGCTCATCATCTGATTGTTGATTTCTTTCTAATGCTATCACACAATCACTTAATTGTCCAATACTATTTGAACCACGAAGATGAGATAAAGATACTTCAATACCATTCTCATGTCCTTTATTACCGTCAACTCTTCTTAAGTGTGATACAAGTATTAGTCCTGCTCCTGTTTCTTCAACCAAGCTACGAAGTCTAGTCATAATAGAATCAATAGCTCTTCGTTCATCTCCTTCATGCACAGCACTAACAAGCATATGTAAATGGTCTACCACAACCCACTTACAATCACAACCAACTATGAGATATCTAAGCTTTGCAAAGATATCATCTATCTCGTTAGTGCCAAAGTGTGCATGAATGAATACCCTATCTTCTTCAAATACTTTGTCAAACATTTGCATGATAGTTTCTTTGTCAAACTTTTCTCGTTCTTGGTCAATGTAAAGTCTTGCGTTAGCTTCGATAGAAAGTATACCGTCAACTGTTCTTTTCCAATCTTCTTCCAATGCAATCACACCTACGTTATCTTCTGTTTGATTTATAAGCCAATGCTCTAACTCTCTGGTAACACTAGACTTACCTAACCCTGTGCCACCAGTAAGAGTTACGAGTTCTCCCTGTCTTAAACCATATAACTTTTTATTTAATCCTTCCCATGGAAAAGCTATACTCTCTTTCTTTTGTCTGTCAAAGTAAGATACTTTTTTATCTGATACTTTTATGATACCACTAGGAGTATAAAGTTTTGCGTCCCACCAAGCTCTCGTAAAGTCTTGATGTTTACCTTGCTTGAGCATATCATTAGGGTCTTTATATCCATTAGGTAATGTTACAATCTTTGCTTTCCCCGGTTTTAAAATTGTAGCTACTTTCTTTGCAGCTTCCTGTCCTTGCTTGTCTTTGTCAAAACATAACACGACATTGTCAAAACTTTCTACATATTCTAAACTTTCTTTTATATCTTTTACTGCAGATAAAGCTCCTCTTTTAATTGATACTACTGCCCACTTGCTACCTAGTAATTCATATCCTGCCATAGCATCACACTCTCCCTCAACTATAGTCAAGTATTTACCACCCTCTTTAAATAAATTTTGTCCAAACAATCCAGAGCCTTGTATAGAACCATTAAAAGAAAATCTTTTATCTTTTACATACCTAGTTTTTATAGCACATTGCTCATTGTTTATGTAGTAAGGATATAAATGCTGTGCCATTTGACCATTAGAGTCATAAATAACTTTTACTCCATACTTTTCTGCTGTTTCTTTTGTGATATTTCTATCAACTAATTTACCAAATATACCTCCATGTGGATTTACAATGGTAGTTGGTTGTTTATATTTTTCCATTGATGTTACCTTATTTTCATAATTACTATAAAACTTGCCACAACTAAAACATTTAGCTGACCCGTCTTCGTTTACTGATACAGCATCAGAACTGCCACACTCATGGCATGATACATGATACTTTACAAATTTATTTTGTTCCATAATACCCTCGTTAAATTAAAATGGAGAGGCGTTGTTCATATGCTTTCTAATCTACTGACAACCTAATGTCTTCAATCTCAAACAAACAGGATTTATACTTTAATAGCTATCCTCTTTTACGCTAACCTCTCACTTGGAGATACGAATCAGTCTTCAGAATTTGTTGTTTCTTCTGTGACTTCTTCTTTTTCTTCAACTTCTACCAGAGATTCAGGACAATCTTTTAAGAGGGCTTCTAGATTTGCCCTGTGTGTTGTACTGGTAAAGTTTAAAGCTTCTAATATAACCTCAAGTTGACCTACCTTATTTATAATAATGGTAGCTTGAGTTCTAATATTTTCGTCTTCTACTTTTGAAACATCATATGTTGATGTTCCGTTATCATTGTTAATAGTTACAATCATATTAAAACTCCTCGCCGTCCCCATAAGGGTCTAGCTCTGCTCCATCTTGAGATTTTAAAGGAATTAAATCAAGAACTTGCATAGCTTGGAAATCTAAACCTTTAAATGTTCCAAACTTATTTTCTGTTTCCCATTCGTTGTATTGAACTTTTACAGTAGAGCCATTACCTACGACTTCGTCCATAAGATTTTTCTCTCTGTCGAAAAGTTTAGGTGCTTGTCTGACCATGCCATTTGGACCATTAACTTTTCGTTTAATTGTTAAAGCTCTTCCAACATTTGTTGAAGCTCCTTGCTCATCTGTAATAGATAAGTCTTTTATTCTAAACCCACGAGCTTCAAAATCATTTGCAACTTCATCATCTACTACTAAATCAACTGTATACACAGGCTCAAAAGTAGTGTTTGGTGTAGTTACTGAAGCCCAGTAAGCTTTTCCTTCTAATACTGCCATAAATTACCTCCTTTGGCTTTGTTATTGTGTTGCATTATACAACAAGTAATCATCAATGTCAAGTAAATTATCTAATTTATTTACATCAATATTCTCTAGTATTTCTACTAGAAATTTATCCCCGACTGTTTCAACAGTATGAGGTATACTTATGCTATGATTTATATCTAAATAATCTACATAAGTATTAAATTGTTTATATTCTTCTCGTGTTAGTAAAGCTTTCATATTATGCTTCATTATCTAAATCCCATTTAACAATATTATTATCTCTACTAAATAATTTTTTCTTTTTTTGCTTATCTTTAAAAGCTAAAAACCATTTATCACCATTCCTTTCTGCATCTTTAAAGACTGCATTGGTAAATATAATTGGTATCAATACAGTAAGATGAACTACAATACTTGTAATAATATCGTAGCCATACCAACCTAAATAATATGTAGCAATAAATCCAAAAAATACCGACCACACTGTAAACAATACTAACATAAAATATGCCTGTAAAGAAGGCTCATTAATATTTTTAAGTGGATTATATTTTACATCCATAACTAAATTCCAACACTCTGATACCCAATAAAAAAAATTTTTCATGTTGCCCACCATTCTGGTTTAGCTCTACCTCTATCCCATTTTGCATAGTGTTTCTCATGGGTACAATAATCTCTGTATGCTTTGATAGGGTCATCATTTTTGTACTCATGAGGCATAGCCTGTGCAACTGGCGTTCTTTTATATGATAGTTTAATATTAGCAGGTAATCTAACTAAAGGCATTTTTAGTTTAGTTATACTTGCATGTTCTCTACCATATCTAAACTTATACTCATTACCTAATGCTAAAAAGTGAGCATACAACCAAAGATAATTAGCACTACATTCTCTTGCCCATACTGTACATGGATGATTCCAATAAGCTTTTTTATACAAGTCATGTTTATTACAATAATCCTCACTACCTACTATTCTATGTGCTGTACATAACATTTGTGCTGTTTCCAATGGCATTTTTACTAGCATTTTATCTGGTTGTGCTTTCGCTGATGTTATTGGACACTCACTAAAATAAAATATATTCATAGCAATCTATCCTCCACTAATTTAATTACTTGTTTTTCATTATACCATAAACCTGAATAGGTTTCAAGTGTTCCATTTTTCCACGCAACATGATATCTTTTATAAAAAAAAATTTTATCATAAAAAATTCTCACATCTCCATATGATTTAATTAATACTCTCATCTTCCTTGCCCTCTATATGCTTTATAACTTCTGCGTTTATTTTTATTCATGTGAGCTGTAGATATTTTAATCTTTCTACTACGCCCTCCTGTGCCTTGTGATGTGACTTTTTTAACATGCTCTATAGTTTGTATTGTTTTTCTTATAGCCATTCTAATTTATCCTCATACTGTGTCATAATGTAAATTACTCTCTGCAATAAAAAATAATATATCATCTCTATCATCATCTTCATGCAGTCCATATGTTTCACATACAGTCTGTATTTCTGATTCTAACTTACCCTGTTTATCAAGTTCTTCTACTTCCTGCATTATTTTTTCAAATGCTTTTTCATTATGTTGGTTGCTCATATTATCTCCTGTTTAATAAAGTTTAAGTTCTCTCTCTTTGAATCTACCAAAAGGACTTTCACATATTTTTATAATCTGACATTTATTGTCATATTTATTTCTTTCTTTGTTGCAAATATCTAATGCAACTCTTCCAGCTTCTTTATCATTATCACACCAAATGTTTAGTGATAGTTCTACTCTATATCTATATTTATATTCATTCCAGCTATCTTTCATATTATCTCCTATAATGATTTTAATTCTTCCCAATCAGGCACATCTCCTATGTGTGGATATTTATCACTTCCTACATGCAGTCTTAATATTCTAATCGCATGGATTATATCCAGTTCCATAATGTCCACCCATTCTTCACGACTATCACTATAATACACCCATTTGTGGTTCATGTCAATAGGTATAGTTTTACCTAATACTTTTTGTATTTCTAATACTTGTTTAAGTTTCATTGTTATCTCCTTCTTCATCATCATCATCTAACCCCATGATAATTATTTTGTCATTGACAAACTCTTTACCAAAAGAATCTTCTAGTTTTTCTTTTAACGCTTTGTTAAAATCTTTTATGTTATCACTCATCTTTATCTCCTTTTAGTTCTATAGTATATCCTGCACTTTCAAATTCTGATTTAACAAAATCAAGTGTAAGTATATCATTAAATGTAGCATGATACTCGCCATTCACATACATTTTTAATGGTAAGTCCTTGCTGTTTGGTTGTTGTTTCTGCCACCACTTCATATTATCTCCTTATACATGAATGACAAAGCCTGACATATCATGTCGTGCCTTGCCTTTTGCTTTTAGACCAACAATAACATTTTGTTTATCTAAAAATCTTAAATCTGTTTCATCTCCATTGACTACTTCTCTACCCTTGAAATAGATAGGGAAAGCACCATTGAATACTACTGCTATGTTATATGCAATCTTGTCAAACCAATTAGCATACTTTTGATTAGCTTCTGAATAACTCCATGTCAAATGATAGTTTTTAATATGTGATACTTTTCTTGTAGGTATCTTAGTATAATCATAGAACTGTACATCAGGGAAATGTTCAAACATAGTCTTGCCTTTGTATAGTTTGTGTTCCCATTGTATATCACTTGTGCCATTCAATCTAAATGCAGGTGTTATATCCTTCTTATCACAATAGTTTATAAACTTTGTAATCTCTTTATGTAATAGCTCCATGAAGTTTTCATAGTCATCTAAATACATATCAGTTCTACGCTGTCTAGCGTCTTGTATGCGATTAGTATTCTCGCCCTTTTTGAATATACCACCACGCCCTGCAGTATTTAAACACGCTGTCTTACAACTTGCTATATCTTGGAATGGACATATCTTAGTGCTAACAGGTCGCAAGTGCATGATAGCTGTAAGTATATTGTTATACTTCTTGAAACCTTTTATAGTCTTTGGATTATTGACTGTAAGTAATTTATACATATTACCCCCAATGTATTTTTTCTAGTACATTTAATTTTTTTTGATGTGCTTCTGATATTTCTACAGGTTCTGGCATATCGTTGTCAAATAAAACATATTCTATTTCACTTACATACACGCTTCCCATATCTGCATAATATCCATCTCTTTCTTCTATGTGTACCATTCTAGTTATACCCTTCATGTTATCCATGATTCTGGCAAATCTAGGTTTATTTGAAATAATAGGTATAGGTGTTAGCTGAACTCTCATACCTTTTCTTAATTCATTGTGTGTCATTTGTATCTCCTTTTAGTTGTGAATTGCCCTGCCATTATAACTAAACAGCAGGGCGTTGTCAAGTCAAAGTAATTGTGTAATTATTTTGTAGTAAATTGACTAGCAATAGTTTTTATAATTTCAGGTAATCTTTCTTGCCAATCACTTGAAAGTAAAGCTATTGCAAGTTTATTTTCAATGTTTTGTCTAACTTCCCAATCATTATAAGACCATGTAATTTTATCATTATAATCTTTATGTAGTTCATAGTTTGTATCAAACTTTAAAGTTCTATTAAAATTCCTAATAGCTGTATTCATTTCTTCTACAATCATTCTTCTTTCTTTATAAAGTTTTCTCTCTTGGTCATGAATACCCTCTGCTTTAGCTTGTAGCTTACGAATATTTTTGAGTTCTTTACTACTTTTTTCCATAGCTTGTTGCTCTTTAGAATTACTAACTTTAATAGTATCTAATATTTCTTTGGCTATTGCCTCTTGTTCAAATTTTCTCATTTGTGCCATAATATATCTCCTTTATAATAGCGTTAATATAAGTCGGCAGGAGTAGTGAAGGTTAATGTATTTAAGTTTTATAGGCTTTACTGCCTCACGTTTACTACTCCTAATGCCTGTAGTTTTAGTCAATTTTATTTATATGTGGAGACATGGGTTCTCGCCAAACGACACATACTATATGCTTCAAAACATAGGAATAAAGCATATATATTTTCTACCGAAGTTTAATACTCTACCTCTACCAGTAGCATAAGTGCCATACTTATTAAAACCTCTAGTATTAGTAGCAATTCTAAACTTTAATCCAAATATATTGAAGTGATAGAAAAACTTTTTGTTATCATAACTATCTGTAAATATTTTTATCATATTTTCTCCTGTTGGTTAGTTGATGTTGCACATTATAACCGATAGCAAACTCGTTGTCAACTCAAACGCACAGGTAAATTATTTATATATTTAATGAATGATTTTTAAATCTGGTTCTTTAAACTCTTTCCATTCACTATCAAAATCTATTTCTTCATCAAGTTTTTTATCATCTGAATCTTGTAAAAAATTTATAACTATTTCTATTAAATCATCTTTAGTTAAAATTTCATTAAACAATTCATCAGTTTTTTTAAAAGCTTCTTCTTTACTTTTAGAACTTTTTATGATATACTTTAATGTTTCTATTAGTGTTATTTTATTCATATTTTAATCCTATATTTTTGTAATATTCCAAACAGTTCCTTGTTCCATAGTAGTATCATTTAAATAGTCTTTAGTTGAATATAATTTAACCCAACCAAATCTATTTTGCCATAACATACTTCTATCTTCTTTATGACTGTAGTTGTGTCTATATTTATAACCCTCTGATTTAAGGTATAATTTAGCCTTATCAAGACTGTTAAACTTTACAGGTTTTATTACTGCTTTACCAATAATATATTCTAAATTTTTATTCATTAATTACTCCGTTAAATCTATTTCATAATTTTCAACATCATCAACATCTTCGTGGTTAAAGAATTTTATTGTTGCTTCTTTTTCACTATCAGCAAGTATGTTAGTGATAAATATTTCATAACATGAATTTACCCATGTAAATATGTATTGAGTTTGTGTATCTTCTTCATAATTATATTCTTGTTTCATTATATCTCCATATAATTAAAATTGCTATCAAGACTATCAAGACTTTCATAGGCATTCTGTTCACTACAAAACTTTTGAACATCTATATTATCTAGTTCATCTAAACTATCATTAGTAATAATATTATCATCTAATATTTCTTCTTGTTGTTCTTCAAGTTTTTTTAGTTCTTCTAGTTCTTGTAATCTATTTATTTCTTTTAAGTATTCATTACTCATTATATCTCCTTGACTTGTTAAGTCAGTTAGTTGATGTTGCACATTGTAAACAAAAAAAATCAAATGTCAAGTCAAACACATGCGTATAGTATCTATGTTTACTAAATTGTTGCAATATAACCTTGCAATATA